CATATTTGTGGTATACTTGAATTATCTACCAACTTGTGGTAGGTATTTTGCCTTGGTTTCTTCCCAGGACAAATAAATCAGGTCATCATAGAATAAAGATTCATAGGATACCTGGTTTTTCTTTTGTAGTTGCCGAATCCTAGGTTTGGCATACTTACTTTTCCAAATGTTGGTGAGTGTTTCTTCCGAAGTATCAAAAGATTTAACCAAATCTTTGTCACCAATTTCTTTACGGAGAAATTCATTGGTGTTGTTATACAAAGGAGAAAAGTAAATTCCACGTTGGTGTTCTGTGCGAATCAACTCTTTTGGAATCTTTAACTTGCCATATGCAAAGTTTAACGAACGATTCTTGTGGTCACGTTTCAGTGGAAGTCCTTGTGTGTTGGTTGCGTCCCACCATTCAAAGTATTTTCTTGTATGGTTTTCTTTGATCCACTTGTATACCATGTTAGCAGTAGAACGCTTAGGCTCAAAAGCAACAGACCCACTAGAGAATCCCATTTTCTGCCAATGTTCCAAACCATCGTATTGAGAAAGCCCGTTGGCTTTGGTTTTTCCATAGAGTGACGTTGTAGTAACGCCAACAAGAGTGTCTCCATAACGAACTTTCCAATCTTTTTGAACTGTGTCGGCAAGGCATAACAATGCCAACAACTTACCACCCATGTAATTGTAACCTAGTGGTTGCAAGGGCACAATTGTAGAACCAATTGCTGTATGGTTAATCATACCTTGTTGTGTCTTAACATCTCTAGACCAACCGATAGCATTATCACGTGGTGTCAAATCCAAGAAGTCGGACGAGATACAAATAACACCAAGATACTTGCCAGAACGACCATCAACAACGGTGTAAAATAGATTACGACCAATGTTAGAATTGTTCTTCATGGTAGACGAGAATGTACGAATAGCATTCCATGTTTCAGCTAAATCACCATTATGCAACTGCATAACAGGTTCTAACTTTTCATAATCATCAGGAGAACTAGGAACCCAAAAGTTACTTTTAACTTTTTGAATCAACTTCTCTTGCTCTTTGTTAACCATATGAACTTCATCACCCCACAATGTGGAGACTTCTTTCACAGGATAACGTTCTTTGACTTCACACCATTTTTGGTATAGTGTGTATTCCCTAACATCCATTTGTGATGCATAGGTCAAGTCGTTAATAAGTGTGTCTTTTAGTTGTTCTTCATCAATATGTTCGTGGACAGGATTTTGATCCTGCCACGTAACCCATTGTTTCTCAACGAACTCTAGCGGAGTTTTTGCCATTCTTTTGTTTCGCCTGTTTCATCATTAGTGCTTGGTATTGTGCCATTTTCTTAATAACCTTGTTTCGTTTATCTAAACCAGATTTAAGAGCCAATGGTTTCACACGGTCAGTATACACGATTCCGTTCATATGGTCAAGCTCATGTAGGAAACAACGTGCAGAAATACCAACATACTTTGTGGTATGTTCAACACCATTGAAGTCTTGGTATTTTACCGTAACTTCGGCAGGCCGAGTGATACGGAAACCCAACAATGGGAATGACAAACAACCTTCTAACATGTGAACCTCACCGGAGGTCTCAATCACCTCAGGGTTAAAGTGTGCAACATAACTGTCACCAGACCCCATCACAAATACACGATATGGGAAACCACATTGATTTGCAGATAGTCCAACACCATTGTTCTTCTTGCAGGTTTCAACCAATGAGGATGCAAAATCTGCTGGATTGATAATTGCATTTTCAAAATCAAAATGGGGCATAACCTCACGTAAAATTGGATCATCAGGAGATACCAAGTCAAACGTTTCAATCGTTTCAACTGTGGTTGTAACATCACCTTGTAGTGCGTCAGAAGTGTCTAATTTAAAGACACCATCAATTGGTTTAATTTCACTCATTTAGTCACCTGTGAGAAGTTGTTTTTCTTTTCAAATTTAATAATAGACCTAAACTTTTCAAAAAGTTGGTCACCTTTGTGGCTGATAACAAATATGTTTGTTTCACTGCCCATATCATGAATTAATTTCAAGAATTCATCCGTTCCAACACCATCCAAACTGGAATCAAATACTTCATCCAGAATCAACAAGTTGGTATTTGTTGAGTTTTTCATCTTAGCAATTTGGCGCCATGTAAACAAAAGTGCCAAGTCAATACGCATCTTTTCACCTTCTGAAAAGTTTGAGTAACTGAATTCATCACGGTGTCGTGATTTGATAGTTTCCTCAAAGTTCTCATTCAAGTTAAAGTTGACAAAGAAGTCCATTGCTTTCAAATACTTATTCACCAATTTATTGATGATAGGCAGATACTGCTTGATAATCTTTGTCTTGATACCATTGTCTTTCAACAATGATGCTGCGTATTCATGGTAATGTTTATCAACAGAAAGGGCTTCTTGTTCTTTGACCAAGGCAGCCAATTCTGTTTTCAGTTCCTTTAACTTATGATTGTCTTCAGTTAAGGTGTCTTTTTGCTTAGCAAGGACTTCAATTTCGTCATTAAGTTTTTTAGTGTATTTGTTAATGGCTGTAATAGTTGAGTTATGTTTAACAATTTCATTGTTGTGCTCCGTTATGTGTTTTGAAATTTTCATAATGTCGGACAAACGATTTTGTAATTTAGCATACTCAGCACTTAGTTCTTTCAAACCATCTTTCTGCAAGGACACTTTTGATGTGTTCTCGTTAATTTGGTCTTGTTTGAAATCATCGGCAAGCGTTTGTTTGCAAGTTGGACAGTTGTCATTGTTCATGTAGAAAGCAATGTCTTTTTCAACCTTCTTAATAGAAGTCTCAATTTTGGCTTCAAGTTGAACCAACTTTTTACTTTTGGTTTCAACAGACGATTTATCTTCTATTTTTTTATTTAGAACATCGATATGTTTCTGAATTAGGTCAATGTCCTTTAGAAGTTGTTCGGCCTGTTTCTGATTTGTCTGTATTTCTTCTTTTCTACCTACAATTTCATATTCATTGTTCTTCTTACTTTCTTCAATGTTTTGTTTCTGCATCTGAATCTTTTCAGACACAAGTTCCATTGCGTACTTGTTTCTTGTAGTTGTATCTTTGATTGCCGACATGCGTTCTCTGATAAGACCATTCATTGCAGTAAAGATTTGTATGTCCAGCAATTCTTCAATGATTGTTCTACGGTCAGCAGGAGTCAACTGCATGAATGGAACAAAAGATGCCGAACCAAGGATGACAATTTGCGTAAATGACTTATAGTTAAATTTGAGAATGGATTTCTCTAAAAAGTCTTGGTAGTCTTTCGCCTTGGCATCTTGGTTCAGCAAAGCACCATTAAGATAAATTTCAAATGTATTAGGTTTGATACCACGAACGACCTTGTATTGTTTCTTACCAATCGAGAATTCAATCTCAACTACAGCATCGGATGTATTGATTGAGTTTACAAGGTTTGGTTTGTTAATCTTACGAAATGGTTTGCCAAACAACACAAAGCACAGTGCATCCAGAATTGTGGATTTACCTGCGCCATTATTACCAATAATCAAAGTGTTGGGAGATTTGTCTAGTTTGATTTCAGTAAAAGAGTTACCGGTACTTAACAAATTCTTCCAACGAATAGTTTGAAACTTTATCATGCCTGTTCTAAGTTCAGGGCTTCCACATACAATTCACGCATCATGGATTTAAGCCTGTTATTATCAATGCCGTCATTTTGGATTGCATCCACATATTTGTTAATAATGGTTACAGTATCCTCGGCTTCATCAATTCTATCATCATTATCATCGTCTGTCAAGTCTAAAGCATCTTCAACAATGGTAATATCAATCGGATTAAGACCATATATCTTATTCATAAACTGGTCAAACAGATATGGATTAGTTTTGTTTACTACCACAACCTTAACATAAACACCAGCACATGCACTTAGGTCTTTGTTTAGAACTTCTTTAATCTCTTGGTTTTTGTCATCATAAATTATGCGGTGAAACATGACATTAGGATTTTGTATAAAATCCAAATCATAGGAATCCAAATCAAAGAAATGAAACCCACGAGGATCCGAATAGTCTTGCCAGGTAAGTTCGTATGGGTTGCCAAGATACTGAATGTTCCCATTACTAGACTTATGGTGATAATGGCCGCTAAAAACATGGTCAAAAGTTCTAAAAACATTTCTATCTAATCCTTCTTCTGATGGCATACCACGGTGCATGGCAAAACCAGCAATTTCAAAATGACCCATACACACCTTGGCCTTTGTGTTGTTTATTTCATCCATACACTCTTGGTAGTTCTCAGCACAAATCCAAGGTATCATACAGATATCGTTACCATCAACATTGATTGTTTTTGGTGTATCAATAACTGTGATGTTATCGTACTCACGTAGCAACAAGTCTACTGAATTAACGTCATTAGTGTTTTTAAAATAAGTATCATGATTACCAGCCAGCATGTATACTTGAATATTTTTTTCTGCAAGCACATCAAAGAACATCTCCTTTGTTCGTTTTAGTGAGTAAAAATTAACGTACTTCCTACGGTCAAAAGTATCACCAAGTATAAGCAAAGTGGTAATGCCAGAATTATCCAGAGTAGTAAAAAAAGTATCTCTATAAAACTTTTCATAGTAGTCCAAGAAATGAATCGAATCATTACGTGCTCCAAAGTGTTGGTCTGTTATCAATGTTACTTTCATAATCTCATTCTAAAAAATTTTCAAGGCCTTTTGGTTTTTTGATAGACTTTTTATCATCTTTCTTTTTCTGTTGTCCATCTTCATAGTTTTCAATGAATTCAGCAATGTTATCATACAGTTCAAACTGTCTGTGTCCACCGCCTTCTGTTTCCAACATTTCAAATTCATCCAGGATACCAAGTTGTTCCGTAGATTTGTACTTCACATAGAGCTGTTTTTTCTCTTTCTGAATCCTACGTAAGAATGCATAATATATGATTTGAGTGAAATAGGCAAATGGATTCTTTGACTTAGTAGGATCAAAGTTCTCAAAGTACATGAGACAGTTTTCAATACCATCTCCAATCATGTCTTCTCTGTGAGGATAATTGATGAAGTTGGGTTTATGTGATAGACCTTCTGCAATCTTCATCCAACATTCACCGATATAATTTGGTATCGGTTCATTGGGGTTGGCAAGTTTGCGTTCTTTGTATGCAATTAAAGCTTGTAGAAAGTCTGCGTTGTTGATGTAATGTTTAGTGCTCATTCAAATATACCATAATAATTGTTGACAAATCGCTTGACAAGTGTTAAAGTCTCGGTGTTGACCATTGAAATCAATGAATTGTTTTTTCTTCTGGTTCCATTTCATTAAATGCCTGGACAATTAACGATTTGATTTTATCATTTAGTTCTGATTGGACTTCCTTCTCAAAACCATCCTCTGCATCCATCTTAATAAGATTATCCACAGAGTTCTCATAATATTCAGCAAAGTCATCACTTGGTGTTGTGATGAACAAGATATCTTTGCTAGTTAGAATAACTTCATTCTTTTCTACCAACTGAACTGGTAAAAAGAAACTAAGAATGATATGCGAGGTCATGCCTCGGTCTGTTACATCATATACCATAGGGTTGGTCAATAGGTAATGACCTTCCATAATTTCTTCAGTGGTGCTGATGATATCACTTCCATTTTGTAGTCGGACAAGCTTTACATTTTTCATTTTTTTAGTCCTATCTTGTAAGTTTTGAATGGAAACTTCTCTTCCGTATATATCTTCACCCGTTCCACGAAGTGCCGTAAAGTAAAATTCATGTGTTTTCCGACTCGCATATCGTCCGCAATGTCATAGAGAGTTGCTTGGTCTTTTCCCGTAGACTGTCGCAATCCTCGTCCAATGCTTTGTAAATTTCTAACACGACTTTTGCTTGGGCTTGCAAAGATAATATTATGTAAGTTTCTAATATTAATACCAGTACTAAAAGTACCATAAGAAGCGACAACGATTGCATCATTTTCTATCTCCATAATCCTTCTGATTTCTTCTCTGTCCGCAGTATCTGTTCCGCCGTGAACAAAGAAAACTTTTCGATTACCAATCTTCTCGGTATTCTTAATAAGATTATAAAGGTTCTTGCCATGTTTATCAACCATTTGATATAATATGAGTGTATTATTACCTAAACTAACCGCTAGATTTTTAATGAATTTGTTTCTAGCTTCACACGCAATTAGGTACTGAATCTCAGATTGATAATCTGCTTTCTTCATTTCATCACAAACATCATCTGGATGTTTCAATATCAAGCATTTAATTTCAAACGAAGAAGCAATCTTCTTATCAATCATCTCCTTAGTGGTGATTACTTTCTCCACTGGTCCAAATAAGCCCTCTAATACTAACTTGTGCGTTTTGGTGCCGTCAAGCGTTCCGGTGAGTCCTATGCGATATTTGGTGTTAACACATGCAGTAAGTATTGAAGTTAATGATTGTGCTTTGAATAAGTGTGCTTCATCACCAATGATATAATCAAATTGTTCAAAGTATTGTGTCGGCATCTTATATAACGACTGCCATGTAGAGATTGTTACAGGTAAATTTGTGTGTTTATCTTTACCCTGGTATATTTTGTGTACATTTTTTTCAAAATCCCAACCATAATCTTCAAAATCTTTAGAAAGTTGTTCAACCAAAGATGTTGTTGGAACAATAATAAGGCCCTTGAGTTGTTGGTAATCAAAGAACTGCCTAACCAACATATAAATGATTAAAGATTTACCTGAAGCCGTTGGTGAAATTAACATTGCACGGCGACTTTGCATTGCATGAACAAATGCATTGATTTGGTGGTCGTGAACCTCAAATGGTAGACCTAAAGTTTCAATAAACTTCTTAGCATGATATAAAGAGAATTCATCTTCCACAAAGTTGTGTGAGAAAGCATAATCTCTCTCAGTGCAGAATTCTTCAAGGTAACTCAATAGACCAATGTATAGATGGTTATTTCTTAGGTCAAACAAACGAATCTTGCCATCCCAGATTCTATTTCTGAATGCTGGAACAAACTGGTGTCCAGGAACAAAGAATTCAAAAAACTGAGAAAGTTCTTGAGCGATGTGTCTCTCACACTTTACCTTGAGATAAACCTCATTAACTTTAGTTATCTCTAAATGTTCTTTATTGTCCTCCAATGAATCTCTCCCATGAAATATAATCCCGTAATTGCCAGGTTCGTTGTTTGATTTCACCCATGATAGA